AACAATTACAGGACTATAGCCATACATGTCACGAGCATATCTCAGATCGTCAGACATCTTGTCTATACACTGTTTCTTAGTAGAATAATCTTTTGTGGGTTTTAATAGGCCTATATGGTCAATAACAACAATAGTTATTTCATTCTCATCATTGGGAATGTATTTCTTGTTATATTGATCTACATCTTCTATTACACCATTAGCTAATGCATAGTCTCTTAGCTGTTTGGCTATACCCACTGGATTCTCTGGTCCATCAATAAGAGTGATTGTTTCTTTCATTTGTCCCATATAATCCTCATACATCAGGAACAGATCATGTTCATCAGGTGTCATCTTATCTGTCCAACCTAATAGCTTGGATACAGGAATGATTATACCTTGGTCAAGGAATATCTTTCTTGAGACCCATTTAGCATATTTGTATGTTCTACTACGCTCCATGGATCTGTATATGATCTTTAACTTAAGACCTGGAGCCTTCTGACTGATAAACCAATCAAATGGATTTAAAACATATGCGTCATCTAAGAAGCTTGTTTTACCTGATCCAGTGAGGCCACCTATCAGTGTGTACATAGACTTTCTGATGCCAATATATCTGTTCAATCTTTCAAAGCCCATAGGTATACCATTGTTTCTACCATCTAAGCCAGCTTGAACTTCTCGTTTTAAATCTTCAAAACTCATAATAGTTCTATTTCATTTTTTACATCTTGCCAATATATTTTTTCTAATTCATAATCATAACTTCCAATTATAACATTTAATATCTCATCTACTGCTATTAATGCACATTGTATAGCCATTGCTTCCATTTCTAATACTGTTAATTCTGGATTTATAACGCATTCAGACATATGTGTATATAGTTCTTCTGCTTTTTCTTTTGGTGTCATATATCCATACCTTTAATTGGTTCAGCAGATTCTTTGATAGTCTTACCTTCTCTTATCAACTCAATGAATGGTTCAAATGACCTCTGGTTGAGATAGGTGAGACTGTTCTGCATAAATGTAAGTCTATTAGTCTTTGTCTTGATTGAATTCTCTTTCTTCTGTAAGATTTCATATTCCAAAGCTGCCATTAGCTCTTTGGCTGTGTAATCACCTTCTGCAAGTGTACTATTGTATTTCACCTTGCATTCTTCTTTCTTTGCACGCATGCTGCGTGTACCTGTAAATGACTGTCCTTTGTAAGTGAATGTGTCTGTACCTGGATACACACTCCACCACTTATCAAAGTCAGTATCTGTTTTCTTCTTCTTAGGCATCTTTGTTTCCTGTTCTTCATTTAGAAAAGCAAGTAGTTCCTTACCAAGAATAGTAACTTTATTAGTTTCTGACAACAGACCCTTTCTGCGTACAGTTTGGTGGAGCATCTTTATCTTTGATGCTTCACACAGACTGTCTACATCTGATCCATCTTCAACTAACATAATGAAAAATAACATGTCTAGGCTATACCCAGACTTAATTAGCTCCTCAAAATGGGAGAACGTCATTTTGATGTTCATGTTTTCTGTTTAGTATTTTGTCCCTGTCAATAACTTCTATCTTAGCAGGTTGTCTGTTAAGAAATTTGTGCATGTCCTGCTCAATTGTAGCTATTTCCTCCTGCAAATATACTAAATCCTTGAGGGATTCTCTTTCCCAATCATCATTTATTTTTAGGTTTTTCATCTTTATATTCTTTATTGTTCCAAAAATAAGAACAACTTAATGTTGCAACACCAAGACCATTATTATTTTCATCAAACATAAAGTCTAATTTATATGGAGGGTCACTAAAATAGGATTGTCCTAGTTCTTCTTTTTTACAAGTGTATCTGTGGCAGTTTAATCTTAATAGACAACTACCACCATTACAAGCTGAAATATCCATAGTTTATAATTTAAATATATTACCAAATGATGTTAATCCATAAGCAAACTTTCCATCTTCTACGCATGATGCATTAGAAAACTTTGTGTTTGGTAGCCTATGGTAAGTGCTAACTCCCTGATTTTCAATATCCTTAAAGTTATGAATGTGTCCAAATAGCACTAGCTTTGGCTTCACTCTCATCACAGCTGTTGCAAGAGCTTTATCACCACACATTTCAAGTTTGTTTTCTCTATTGTATGTAAGATCACGTACACCTTTAGGTGGTCCATGTACAACTAATATATCTGTATCATCTGGAATAGTATCCCATACAAAATGTGTTTTGTCTCTAGCCTTCATAAAAGACCATTCACCAAACGTTGGTGTGATAGGACTTCCCCATATCTTCAGACCTTCTATCTCAATAGATTCATTCTCTAAGTAGATGATATCTTTTAATATCATATCAGAATATTCTATTTGTTTTCTATCAATGGCTGTATCATGGTTACCTGCTACAAATATCTTATACTTGACAGGTACCTTTTCATACCAATCTAAAAACTCTGTTATCTCTCTCTTAGAAGACTCTAGGAATGGACTATTAGAACAGTCACCACTATGTATCACCATGTCTATTCCCTCAAATCTTTCTCTAGGAAATAAATCATGCATACAATGGGTATCGCTTATATGCAAAATTGTCATAAGTTATTTGTTTTGGTTATGTATATGAAACAAGTGGGTGTTGCCATCTTTCTAAACCACATATCTTACATTTAGTTTTACTTGAAGATTTTTTATCTGATTCAAATTGATGTGAATAAGTGGTACTTGTACTAGTTCCTGTGGTTGCTAGTCCTTGTGTATTTTGAGGACAATGACTACACATACTTGTAGTAGGAGAATAAACTCTTTTGCATTTAGGACATTCCCATCCTTGTGGGATAAAATTTGTTTGAAACATAGGTTATTTGTTTTGGTTATTTGTTTTTAGCTAGCCAAATCTACAACAGGTATTTTTCTACTATCATGTGATTCTGTTACTTTGAGTGGTTCTTCTATATCAATTTCCCATTCAAACATTTCTCCATCAGTAAAAATTACTATTGCATCTTGATTATCTACTTTTTGTAGTGCTTCAATTAATTCTCTTACTTTCATAGGTTATTTGTTTTATTCTGCTGCATAACCAAAGAATACCCACTCTCCATCTCTTTCTGTTGTGGCTTTCTTGTATGTTATCTTAGCTACTAAGTTATCACCTTTCTCTAAGAACTTTTTCATTAATATTGTTGTAGGTACTTGGTGCTTTTCTGTATATTTACGAGCGTCTTTTACAGCATCACCTTTTGTATTCCATGAACCAATAACATGATCACCACGTTGAACAACATATTTAAGTACCCACTTCTTGGTACCAGGTGTAACTATGTGCTCCACTTGAGACTTAGTCTTGTTCTTATTACCAATAGGTTTTACAACACATATAGCTGAACAATCACGTTTATTCATAGCACGACTATCAAATCTGTCACGTATGTAAGCAGATACATCATTAAACTTACTTTTACCATATGCTTCTGTTTCATCTCTAAATCCATGTGTAGTACTAATTGTACCATTATAGCCATCTTGATGACCATATTCTTCTTCAGCTATTTCACAAAGTTTTCTATATACTTCTTGTGCTGTTTTACCAGTTCCTCTTTCTTTAAATTGACATGCTCCCATAATTTTGTTTTTTTAATCTTTAATACGTAAACCAAACTGCAGATCAAACCAATCAAATGTATTCTCAGCTTTTGATTTATTGCATTTAAACACTTTTTTAATTAGTGGTAATGCATAAGCTTTGAACACTTCGTGTTGTTCTGTTGTCATGGTCCATTTACTATACCATTCTTTTGTCATATATGCTTCTTGCATAGACTTATCTATCATACCTAATTGATAATCAATTAAATGATCAGCTATTGTTTCTCTATTTATCTTTGCCATTAGAATGTGTCTATAAGTTTAACTATTTCATCGTAGTCATACGTATCTTCTTCTTGTTGTGCTTTCATTAATAGCTTTGCAACTACTTTACCACATTTCTTAGCTACATCTATACCTGTATATGGATCTTGTCCTATAATTGGTAGGAATTCCATTACTAATTCTGCTGCTTTATGTTTGTTGTCCATTATAATACTATTTGAGGTGTTATAAAACTAAATGGGATAGGCTCACCAAGCTCATATATTTTAATTTTGTCAGCTTGATCTATATATGTCTCAGGACTCTCATCAAAATCATTAATAATGTCCTGTTTGTTACCAATTACCCAAGCTTCAGTATCCTCATACACTACAATGTATTTCTTTTCTTCTATTTTTGTTTTTCTTGTTGCCATTAGAATAAATTTAATTGATTGGGGTTAATAATAATCTTTCTTTTTCTACCTGCAAACTGTATCTTATTGATGATTGTCTCAGCACGCTCAATATAATATGCATGATTGATGTTGTCTAATGAATGATCTGGTAATAGATAATTGCATACATGCATCACCCATTTACCTGCTTCCACCTGTATTACATCAGCTGCACCACTATCTGAGTCTTTGTTCTTCACCTTCAATAGCTTCTCACCAGTGTTAGATACATAATATCTAATCAGTTTGTTGTAGATTGTTTTGTTTTCTTTGCTGTGACCCTCGTAGTGAAAGTCTTTGCTTGCCTTTTGCCTGAGACAATAGTCATATATGTTTGTATGATTACGAATGGTATCAGCCACAGAGATATCATGAACATAATAAAGCTCGAGAGCAATAGGTACAATCCTAGCTGACTTATTCTTGTGAAGCTCAAAGTCAGTGAGGAAATCACCTTTCTTTTTAATTTCTCCATCTGTTTTAATTGCTAAATAGTCATTTACTGTTGAGAATATAATCTTCTGATAATCAGTGCGTTCTAGCTCATATTGTGTTATTTCCATCCACCACTTATTAAGCTCATGCATCTTATCAACAAGATCTTTTGTCACCATAATAGTGACACCATCTGTATTTGCAGATATAACATGTATACCAGCTAGTTCATATGCTTCGATGAGCATGAGAAGACTCAATTCACCTGTAATAGTGGTGAACATAGTTAATTGTCTGTCATATATCCAAGACTGCATATCACTGCTTTTGCCATATACAGAGTTAACAGCCAGTTTAAGAGCACCAACAATTCCTTTAATCTTCTTGTCTTTCTTTGCCAAAGGCTTGAGTTCAAGTCTTTTGTCAAACATGGTTTTGTATCCTCTAAGGAACTCAGAACCCAGATGACCAGGATATCTACCATTATTAATGATAATGGCAGGATAATAGCTAGAAACATCCCAATCAATAATAAGGGTATCATCATCAGCTTCAAATACTTTAGGCTTGTTCTCAGTATGAAGACCACCTTTTGCAAATGTGTATGTGTTTCCATAAAATTCTAATGATTCTTTAAATTCATCCTTCATTGTAAGACGCTCTTTGCTAATCCTCTTTAAGAAAGCTTGTAGCTCTGGTGTCTGGAATATTACATAATCAGCAATACAGTCTCTTAGCTTTACATCTGTTCTGAATAGTCCTTTCTTTGGAAGATCAGAATATTGTATGTTCTTCTGCTCACAATAATATTTCTTAATCATCTCATCACCAATCTTGGAATCAGAATAGTTTAAGCATGGAATACCAAACTCTTCATATATATCTTCTCTAAGCTCCACCTGATTATTACCCTTGTACAATGGATGTTCTGTATCACCTGTAGTTATCTTATAGAATTCATAAGTAGCAGCAACATCGTTTCTACAATAGTCTATTGTGATTTGTACGTCCTCTTTGGTCATGTCTTCTTTAAGATGGTGTATTGGCATCTCTTCAATGTTCTCAAAGTCCATCTCAAACTCTAATCTCTTCAGGCTCACACGTCTATTCTTGTTATCATAGTGATTAATCTTGAATAGATCCAATTGCTTTAGGCTTAACCATTCTTCTTTATACTCAGGGAATACATCATAGTTTGCATCATGAATAGTATCTGCAGCTTTCTGTGCTATGATGGCACATATCTCTAATCCACTCATCTCATGCCAATGCTCATAGTTCCTAATTATATGCTCAACCACTTGACTGTCAAAGCGTAAGTTATTGTAGCCCACCCAATAATGTTCATCATGTTCCTCTGTGAATCTAATGAATGCATCTAATTGATTAGTCCATCTACTCACTTGGAATTCATATGTAACATCTGTGTCTGGTTTGTACACCACCACAAGAAATAGTTCTTTGAGTGTCTCAATGTCAAAAATCAATACATTCATAGGTTATTTGTTTTTTACTATTTCAATTAATTTTTTAAGACAAGCAAGTTCTGCTTCTTCGTAGGTAGGATATGGAGTATAATTGAGAGCAGTTGATACTACTCTACCTTTGTTTATGCTGAAGTCATAGTTAAGACCTCCACCAATACCTTGTATGATATAATGTAACTCATACTTTTCTCTAAACCATCTAAATGCTTGTTGGTAGAGTGGTGCAGGAACAAGTCCAATAGCCCATTTATTAGTAATCTCACCACCAAAATTATAATCATAATAACAGGGTTCATCAAAACCTAATTCTTTAAGTTCTAATGCTTGTTCATAAGGGATAAATTCTTTATTCATAGGTTATTTGTTTAAATCATATAATCCATCATCTTCATCTGCTTTCATAATGTCAATGATGTGTTGCTTTTGGTTATAGGTTTGGTTGTAGTATTCTTCTCCATTTCTTGGTGTTACCTTATTTGATTTTTGTATTTGATATTTATAAGAATCATTAAAACCAAGCATATAAGCATCTATTATTTGCTCTTTTTCTTTTTCAATTAATTCAGTAGCCATCCTAATTACAAAAGGCATCATTGGATAATCTTCAACCCTTTTTAATTCACTAATTAATTCTTGCATT